GGTCCCAACTTCGAAGCTAGTCTCCGAATAGGGGAAAAGATCTCGGACTTAATTACCAACTGGACAACTGCCTCTGTGGCAAACGCTAAAGCAAAAATCAATAATACCCAAAGCATACAATTCTCCTTTAAATCTCTTCTATCTCTAAGAAGCTAAACTGCCCTGCAATCTGTTCTCCAAGATGAATTATATTGCCGCCACCATTCCCCCGGAAACCGAGAGTGATCTTATCGCCCAAAGCGGGTGTTACCTGAAGACCGTTTATCGTTAAGGGGCTTTGCCCGATTGGGGTACTATATACAACAGCGTCTGTTAAGTCCCCTGTTGCCCCCATATGGACTGTGAGTCTAGGCGTAGCAAAGAAGAGATCGCTCACATCGGTATTATCAAGAGTGGGGGTGCCGTCTGTCGAAAGGTCGACGCCATTCGCGGTGCGATCCTCACCGAAGAAGGCGTTCGACTCCGCACCAAAACGATAGTAAAATCTGAGGGGGGCGTCTGAGACATAATCACCAAACCGACGGTCCCAATCACTAAGATCGCCGCGTCCTGCGTTGTAGAGAGAGGCGACCTCCTTGGCTGCCATCTTCGCGGCCCACATGCCGGCCGAATGAATATTACCGGCACCGCTTGTGACAGTAAGTTCATTCTGGCAAATGACAACGTGACGATCATCATTGTTAGTTTGCGAAACGGTGTTGTCTTCGGTCTGTGTGGCGGGATGCTCTTTCCCATTCACGTAGAGCCTGAGCCCGTCGGCGTTGAGATAAGTAAAACCGATGTGGATCCATTCACCAATGACTTGTGAAAGCCCAGTGTAGTGGTAACGCTTAGCATTAGTACTGAGATCGTGAGTAATTCTGGCTTGATACGCGCCCACACCCTTATCATACGACAATTGAATGGTATTCTGATCGAGGCCAGTTTGGTAAGCTCCGAAGATCTCGCCATCCGTATTTTCAGTCTCATCTGTGGGCTGCCACCAGACGAAACAGGAAACGCTTGTGGCGAGCGCAAGGGATGTGTCTGCTCCGGAGGACATAGACGCACCGGGCAAAACAGTAAGCGCCCCCGATGTAGGTTTATCAGCATATCCCCACGATTCTTCTCCCGCGATAAACGGCACTACACAGTTGAGTCTATAGTTCTTAGCACCGTCTGGAGTTCCAGGTACTGCAATATTACCAAGACCGGTAATAATGGTTTCAGTGGTACCAGAAACAGTCTGATCTGTGCCACCATTGGATGCGGTGTATGTGCGAGCGCTCGCTCCACCTCCACCACTTTCTCCAATATTAACTGGGGTACCTGAGACTGTGAGACCTTGAGAAAAATCTCCTGACCCACTGACAGTCAAATCGTTTACTCTAATTTCCTCTGGGAAAATATGAGTAGAGCCAGTTCCAATTGTTAAACCTTCGGTAAAGGTTCCTGTGACCGCTGTGATCTTAGAGAAGGTACCGGTTACAGACTCCAGTACACCTACCCCTACGATATCAAAGGTCTCGGCATCGAGGTCGCCTCCCAGCTGAGGGTTCGTGTCCTCACCCACACTCTGAATACCTACGTTTAGAGGAACAGGCACTCCAGAGATAGTAAGAGAAGTAGCGAAGATTCCGGTGCCGTAAGAGAGTGTACCGGTTCCTCCAGTGATGTTATTATTCTGGGCGTCTAGATTACCACCCAACTGAGGGGTAGTATCCTCTACTACATTATCAAGTCCTCCGCCACCACCACCGCCAGATCCCACAATTTCAACTGATATAGCATCCTCATTAATGATGACTACATTCTGAATAGCGGCTCGGCTAAAAATATTAGTAGGTGTTCCACTAGCCAGAGTTCCCGAAACTACTCCTACTATATTGATTGGTAAAATGTTTGAGATGCTATCTACCATCCAGTTATTCTCCTTTATTTTCTTGGGCCAGAGACCGGTATGAAGCGGGGAGACTTCAACTTAACCTAGGACCGACCGGCCCCTGGCGATACTATTTATCCTACTCTTTCTATCGAGAACCACGTCTGTGGGGCTGCGATAATATCTTTATCTTGTCCGCCGTGAAATTCTACTCTTGCTTCAAACCTATCCCCCGCTGTTACGGGGAGCGGTGCTGAATGTGCCATCTGTACTAAGTCGGTGGCTCCGTCTGCGTGAATGGCCCCCATACCCGGATGAGCCAAACCGTTCTTTAAGATAGATAATCCTCTATCGCTTCCGGCACTGGAATCCCATAAAGCACTAAACCTTAGCGTAACATAATCTACACCCTCAGGGACTTGGAACTGAAGACCAGAAACAGTGGTCTCTGCCCAACTTCCAACATCATATTCCACATTCTCCCATTCAATCAAATGAGCGTGAGTTCCGGTGATGACTGGAATATTGTGATCTACATTTAAGGATAGCAGGGCACCAGAAAAAACATCCGCCAAGGAGTCATAAGTAAGAGCACCTCCTGATGTGGTCCCGCTGGTGATAACTAGTCCTACTGGCTCAAGAGAATCACCATCTAGCCTGTAGAGAGTAGTGGCCGGTTTGTCTACATATGCGGCATGTATATTGGGTCGAGACACTACATCCTCCTGCTAGAGTTTATATGAAAAAGCCGGCGAGGACATAGCTTGTTGAATCCTTACCGGCTATTAGTCCCCTTATTACCTTGCTCCCAGAGGGAGAGAAGCGCTTGCGCACCTCCCTCCCAAGGGGATTAACGCAAAAATTAGCTTCGGTCGATAACACCCAACTGAACCATTCGGCTGTCGAGAAGTGCGAAACCAACTTCTTCCCATCCGAAGAATCCCTGCTTCTGCTGTCGAAGAAGAGTCGGGTCATCGTGCGCCTCGAACTCCTTTCGTACAGGCATAACGAGAGAGTCATTGACAGAGAGATCAAATCCGTAGACCTGAGTCTCACCAGCGGTAGTTACACTACCGTTGGAATCTACAACGTTCTCGTTAGTAGGATTGTAATCGTTGAAGTCACCAGATCCGTCTACCTGGAAGATACCGAACGTAGTTGCGTTCGAGTTGATGTTAAATCGACCCGATGCTCCTAGCTGGAATACCTCATGAAGGTTGACGTTCCAGATCGCTCCCATACCAGCAGCCGTGAAGATCTCTCGGCGGGTAATGGGATCTACCTGAGTATCGGTCCACTCACGAATGTCAGCGGCGTCCTCAGGAGAAATATATAGATCGGTAAGGCTTCGGCGGGTGCGCTTCATACCTACCATCATCAGGTTAAGGAGTTCCTTGGAGAGGAACTTCTCGCCGGTGGAACCGGAAGGAACCTGATAGATTGGAGCATTGCGCGGACCGAGTAGGCCCTGACCCGAGAAATTGGTGGTAGCGCCGGGAACGATTACTCGCCAACCGGACTCCTCCTCGTAGTCTGCAATAGCTCGTGCTGCATTTCGAGCTGCTCGCTCGGGGATGTCGATGCGTGAGTCGCGTGCATACGTTACCTTCCAGTCCGCCGAAACGGAGATGGAGAAAGTAGGTACGTACACTTCCTCACCCACACCCTCAATGAAGTTCTGTGCGATATATCCGAGTCCCGGAAGTACGAATACCGGTACGTCGAAGTCGTCAGCAACTGGGTAAACGGCCTGTGCACCTGGAGCTAGACGCTCAACAGCAAAGAGCTGTCGCATGATAGACGCGTCTCGAATCTCCTGGAGAATCGGAACCGTCAATGCCTGTGCAAATGCCTTATACGCCTCAACACCCTCGGGAGTGTCGATAGCTGCAGTTGCGTGAAACATTTCCTGTAGCTTGGTTCTATCCATGATAGAATCCTCCTTTGGGTTAGATTAGTAGTTTAATCCTTAGATTTTCTCCGGCCGCTACGGCAGTAGAATCTAGTGTATTTTGTGCGGTCGCAACCTGCACTCCTAGCGCGCCCGATCCGGCGTTAACGGTCACTTGACCGGCATCGTCGGAATATAGGGCATCACCTGCGGAAAATGTATCCGCGGTGTCATAAAAAGTAGTGTCATACAGACCAAGGTGTGCTACGCCTACCGGATCACCGGTAAACGCGTCAGAGCTACCCAAATCACCAGGAAGTCTAAACCCGGTGGGGTGAGCCGAAGACTCAGCCTTCACGTTCTGCATGAGGAAACCATAAGGTGTAGTGTTGGTTCCACTTACGACTTCTACCTTTTCGCTAGCAGAGAGGGAGACAACAGCACCTGCAGTTGCAGTAGAGCCCTTATCACTGTCGTGAACAAGAAACTGGTTCTGCATTACTGGATCTCGTGGAATGAATACCATGTCTCATTTCCTCCTATTAGTTTTTGTCACCATGCTTCTCA